TGGCACATCCTGGATGGTGGGGTCGTGATGTTATGGGTGTTTTATTTGATCCTTGGCAATTTTCATCTGTTACTGACCCAAAAGACAGACAACTTACTAAGTGGCCAATAACTAGTGACCCATCATGGAAACAGTGTTTGAAGGCAGCACACAGTGCACTTTTAGGGTTAGATGTCAATCCTGTCCCTGGTGCAGACTCATATTTTGATGTCAGTATTCCAAATCCAAAATGGGCTGTTCAAAGCAAATTTGTTGCACGAATAGGTAGGATTAAATTTTATAATTTGGATGGTAAATGAATATGTCAAAATGGCAAAGATTTGACCAATCACCTAATGGTCCACCAGAAAAGGCTAAAACTGTTTCATTTATGGTTACTGTTCCTGTAAAAAAATGGTGGAAGAGTTTTATAAAATTACTACGAGGCAAATAAATGACTTACAGACCTGGAGATTATTTAGTAATTTGTGACCAGTGTGGCTTTGAGCGTTATGCTTCTGATTGTAGAATGACATGGGATAAGCTATTTGTTTGCGCTGATACTTGTTGGGAAGAGAAGCATCCACAATATTCTGATCCTAAGCCTTTAGGTGAAAAACAAAGTGTACCAGTGCATCGACCTGAAGCTACGGAAGTTTTTATTGATCCAACTAATCCAATAACGCAAGATGATTTATAAATAATTTTCAATTTAACTGATGAAAACTTGTCGTTCAAATATGAACAAACTTGTGGAATAAAGGAACTGTAATGCTTAGAACAGATTATGTATTTGATGCCAGTGCAAAAACTATAACTTTTACTAATAATGTAGTTGAAGATTATTTAGAAGTTATAATAAATAGCACAGATGGTCTTGTTATTTATAATTCAATTTCTCCTGCAACTACAGGAACACTTGTAGATAAAGTTCTTACTTTAATATTTGACACAACAACTATGTCAGATACTGATGATCTTCAGATATTTTATGGTGAGGCTGCAAGATCAACTTCTGGTCATACCTTTGCAGAATTAATAGCAAGAACTAATACTCTTGTAGATGATACTGGTATTGCTGATAGTATTGGGGATTTCATTAATCAAGGAGTTTTTGAAATTGCTGGTGGTATAAAATCACATTTATATGATATGATTACACCACCGTTGCCTGATCTTTTTTCTATAGATACTGTTACAACTGATACTGCTTTAGCTTATGTGAATATGCCAAGCACTTATCAAAGAGGTCTTCAACTTGCTGTATCAGCGCGTGGATCTGAAATTGACATAGCACATTCTTTTATTGATTTTATTACAACGTATCCGTCTCTTTCTAGGGCTGGTAACATTTCTGAGGTTGTAGAGCATGGTGGTAAGTTATATTATCAGGGGATTCCATTGGTTGGTGAAACTTTAACCTTGCATTTTTACCGGAAACCTGTTATAATGGTTTATGATATGGATGTTCCAGATGGTATTCCTGAACATTTGCAAATAGCATTATTGACGAATTTTGCTGCATGGAAAGCTTATGAGTTTCTTGAAGATGGAATTGAAGGAGCAGATAAAACAGCAAATTTAACTCCAAATACAATAAAATATAAAGGTTTGTTTTTTGACGCCTTGCAAACACTTGAACTTACAATTCCTTATGATTCTCGTGGGTTAATATTGAGATAAAATATGACTGAATCAATTATTCTAAAAGGTGCTTTAGGGATTAATAATATTATTGATCCTTTGAGGCATCCATATAATCCTGAAACTGGTGTAGGTTTTCTTGCTGAAGCAGTCGATTGTGATATTGATGATTCTGGAATGATTTCTAGACGACTTGGGCAAATTGAACTTTCATCAATAATTTCACATTCTCTTTTTTGTGATAAAGGTGATGCCTTTGTTGTTCAGGATAGAGAAAGTGATTCTGCGTTATATCAGATTGGTACTGATTTTTCACTAACGGGGATTCGTTCTGGTCTTACTAAAGGTGCAAGAATTGCATTTAAGCAGGTAGGTGCAAAGACCTATTATACTAGCCCATATCAAAATGGGGTTATTGAAAATGGAATTTCAACTGCATGGCCAGCACTGACTGATCATGTAGGTGCTACTACTGTTAGGGCTTTTTATCCAGCTCCATTAGGTAGTCATATTGAGTTGTTTAACTCATGTATGTGGATAATGCAGGGGAATGTTATTTGGGTATCTGAACCTAACGCATATGGCAAGTATGATATGGCAAGACGGTTCTTTCAGTTTGGATCTAATGGAAGAATGATGAAGGCTGTTAAAGGTGGAGTTTGGGTATCTGATAGTGAAAAGACTGCATTTATTGCTGCTGGTGATAAGTTTGATGATATGCAGTATATTAAGAAATCACCATTCCCTGCGCACGAATGGTCAGAAAATATAGAACTTGTAGATCTTAGTCAATCAGAATTTCAGATTCCAGGTTTGTCTGCTGTATGGTCATCTGATGCCGGATTGTGTATAGGATCTGCTGATGGTCAATTGACAGTTGCTACAGAAAAGAAACTAATCTATCCATCTGGTGCTATGGGCGCAACTGTTGCTGATGGACATAACGTAATTAACTCAGTATATTAAGAGGATCATAAAATGGCAGAGAGATTAAGTACAGGATTCGCTGATGCAGTCAATGCAGTTGGAAGTGTCAAGACCGTAATGGCCAACAGTGTCATCCATATCTATTCAGGGTCGCAACCGGCCACGGCTGATGCAAGCGAGACCGGCACCCTGCTGATGATCTTGACGGTTGGCAGCGGGGCCTTTGTTCCAGGGGTCTCTACCAACGGCTTGAACATGGATGTATCGACGGCAGGAGTGTTAGCTAAGACCGCAGCAGAGACATGGAGCGGCATAGGACTTGCCGCAGCCAGCACCGGAACAGCAGCAGGGTGGTTCAGATGGTATGATAACGCAGTCGTAACAGGTGCCAGCACCACGGCTGTAAGGCTTGACGGGGCCATAGGAACATCAACTGCGTATGAGATGAATTGGAGCAATACAACCATCGTGGAAGGAGTTACCGCCACAGTTAATAATCACAATTATACGACCACCAAGGCGTAAATGGCCAATGACAATGAGTTCATAGCCCCGCTTGTCAGTATCTATGGGGTAGCAGACAACCCTATCCAAGTGAGTTGTTCTTTCGCTGTAGGCACTCCGACCATAGATGGAACTGGGGTAAATCCGTATGCAATTTACGGGAGCATTGCCACTCGTGCCGAGATACACTCCACTGTCATGAATGGGATAGTGATAAGTGGTAATTTTGCATCGCCGCTGGTCAGTATTTCCATAGGCATGTCTCCAGACATATCCATCAACGCTCCTTGCCCCAGCATAAACTCGGTCGTTGATAATCCGATATGGGTAAACTCAACCCTGCACAGTCCGATGGCGGCCATGTCTTCGAGCGGGTATGCGCAGGAAGTAGGGAGTGGTGATTTCAGGGTATCTGCCCCGATTATCTCATCCAATGTAAGCAATTACGGCCTGAACGTAGGGACTTTTGTTGCTCCTGTATGTGCAATGTCATCAGTAGTGGTGGTAGACATCAGCGTAACCAGTAGCTTCATAGCAAAAGTCCCTCAGATAAGAAGCTCAATGCTTGTTCCGTTACATTACGAGATTATAAAGAACCATCGCGAGGGGGTGTGTTCCTCACCTATCTGGTTGAATTGATTCCAATAAAAACTACATTCTCTGGTGATATTCATCAAAGCAAGGGGTACATTAAATTCGCTCAAGCCCAGCTTGCCATCCTGGAGCGGCAGATGTCCTTCCAGAAACTCAATGAGGGTAGGCGGGTAGTGTCTCCAACCGAGGGAGTTACTGTTGAGTGCTTGTCCAGCTTCGGGAGGTATGAAGTACGGATAAACGTTTCCTACATGGAGCATGGAGAGACTAACAAAGTAGAACAAGAGGCCAGTGATGAGGCTACAGAAATAAAAGAGGAAGGGTGTAAGAATATTGCCCTTATAGCCGGTGGATATATTGACCCATCGTTTTCCGTAGAATCAACCGGCCATTGCTCTGTCTATTTTAATTATGCCTCACTTATTAATACATCGCTTGATGCAATATCATCATGTGGGCAGATAATCCAAGATGCGACTCACGGAGAACACACGCTCTTTCAGGTACGCTATCCAGTAGCAAATATTCTATTCTACGATGATGGTACAACACAGCAACACATGGATATTGTATTCTCATTGTGCATCATCAAGGGGTTGGAATTAGTAGAGGGGCCAGGAGACACAATCAAGAACAAGGTAATAGTGACGGCAACCGATCTAGAAAGCTTGGCGTACTGTGTGCCTGAGGACGAGCCATTTCTGCTGTATGAGCAGGAATTTGACTTTGACCAGTTTGGGCTTCTCGACTCAACCGCCTGTAGTGCGAGCTTCAATGCCGACAAAACGAAGCTGTTTATTGTTTTAAGCACAACCCCAGAGGAAACGCCTGACCCGCCAACATGCTTTATAAATTATGTTGTTTATGGCCGAAGCATGGAGGGTTATAGGAGTGACAGCTTGTGGGTGCTGGAATCAACTGGAAGTTACACCCCAGCGTATAACGTCAAGTCGGCCTACGTTGACCATACAGGGACAATCTGGGGGTTATACACTGAAACAATTGGAGGGGATGGAAAGACTATTTACAGTTATGCCACGGTTGATATTTTCACAGGAACTATTTCAGCAGCAGCGAAGTGTT